TTTCCATTTGCACTCTCAAAAGCTTTATCACCAAGACGTTTCAATTCAAAGAATCTATCTGGACCAATCCACATTGGATAATCATTATCAGATCTGTAATTCTTAGGCTTAATCTCTTTGTCGCCTTCAGTCATTGCCAGCACCACCACATCATCACCAAACAAAGCACGCATTTCATCAACCATCGCAGAACACTCAGGCATAGCCGCACGAACCTCAGCTGCACGTTGCTCTTTAGACTTAACCACCGGCATTTCAAACTCAGTGTGAACTAGCATAGTTCCATACCTTCCATACCTAAGTGTTGAGGTATGGAACCTGAAAGCCGTTGTCTTGCAACGTTCTTCCATACCTTCCATACCTTCCATACTAGAAATGATGATTTAAAACATGTGCGCGTGTGCGTGCGCGCGTGTGCATGTGCGCGCCCATGTATGTGTATGTGAAAATGGTATGGAACGTATGGAAGGTATGGAAGAGCCGCACCAGCACTTGATTCTAGCCTTCCATACCTTTTAGCCAAGGTGTGGAAGGTATGGAACATTTGCATAGAAAACGGCTGCAATTTAGAAATTAACATCGTCATCCTCTACTTTCGATTGAATATGTGAATCATGTTTAGGAGGCATATACCAAAACCGACTGATTGCATTGGTGCGTTTTTCTATCTTTGTGCAGCCCAACTTCATTAAAGCTGAGCCAATTCTGGTTTGAGTGGCAGGCGTAAGGTCTTTCATTTGAAATTTAAGCCAGTCAGTAGCGGCGTAATGCAGGCTAAATTCACCGTTGTGGGTCATCACATGCTCGTGTAGCGCCTCAATAAAACTCTCACTGATACCGCGCTTAAATTGCTCTTTATCGAAAATCTTTTTCTGCTCTTCAGCGGTTGGCCAATTCTTTAAACCTTCATTAACCATCACCAAAGCTTCAGCAAATAACTGATCCCGCGTCATTTCCAAACCTTCGGTATCAACCTCTTCATTCACCGTAATAGGCCAAAAACGCCGCCCACCAGTGGAATCTTTATTCCACTCAGTTTCATTGGTAGATCCACCAAACACTAATTGTCGAGGTGCCTTAATCTCACGCGTACCAAATACCGGTCGAAACTCATCAACTTGCCGCGATAGAAATGATTTTTGCTTCGTCGACTCAGCGCGGGCGAGTGAGCCAAGTTCGCTAAACTCATACAACCACTTGCCACGTAATGCCGACATAGAGTCTTTATGGTTTAAGTCGATATCGGTATCACCAAACCATTCACCGCCTAGAATTTTGAAAGTGCTAGACTTCTTCCGACCTTGTTCACCTTCAAGCACCAAGCAGTAATCAAACTTGCAGCCTGGTTGCATCACGCGCTTCACCATGCCCATCAAATACCAACGCGCTACACGCTTAGAGTATGCAGTCAAAGGCACGCCTAAGAAGTCCAGCAGCCACGTATCAACACGCTTTACGCCATCCCATTCAAGGCTTTTCAGATATTCAACGACAGGGTGAAATTTATTGCTGTGCGAGAGTGTTTCAACTGCCTTATTACACATTTCGGGCGATGGGCTAAACCGATATTGACGTGTGATCCACATCGAGATTAATGCAGCATCAGTATCGCTAAAGTCGCCGGCCTCGCCTTTAATATCAATGTATGGTGGAGCCTTCAGCTTTACCGATTGAAGGGCTAATTCATCGTAACCAAAGACGCCTTTCCAGCGCTCATCATTCTTTAAAATGTCGTAAACATTGGCCAAGCAAGGCACAATAGATTCCTGCTTTCTCAGCAGATATTTACGCCACTTTGGACCATCTTCATCTTCATCCGCCGCAGCGGAATCCGCGCCATTTTTAGGTTCTGACTGTTCTTTTTTAGGCTCAGCAGCATCGATTTGTGGCCGCACGTTCGTAATAAACGCATTGAGTGATAGTGCATCTATGCCCTCTTCAATTGCGTCTGCTACGTCCCATCCTGCAGGCTTATCTAATGGTTTTGGTATGTCGATAATTTCAAATTTTGTATTGGCATCAAGCGCGAGTAATATTTCACGAATGCGCAACATTGCCTTCATACCTGGTTGTTCATGCTCAGGTAATAGAGGCTTAGATTCAGCATCAATGCCCGCATCTTTTTCGGCTTTAGTCAGCTTTTCACGCTGTGCATCACAATCAGCCCATGCGTAAATACTTCTGCCTGCTAGAGGTGCCCAATCAATCTTTTCAATGGCCTTGCTACCACCCGGCCAACTACATGAAACACCCTTAAACAACTCTGCAGGCGCATCCGCACTCTTTTCACCCTCAACCAACAAAACATAAGCTTCAGGCTTTGCAGCTAGGCGATCTAAACCATACAAAGGACGCTTAGGCTCAGCCCATTGCATCCAGCGCCATTCATGTTTGTTAGTCTTTGAGTTTTTGCAGTAAGTCAGCGGCGTAATTTCTTTGCCACCGTCACTGGTATTGAAACGTAAAATATAGCCAAGCAGCTGGCCATCAGCATCTTTGTATTCCCACTTCATGGCAGGCAAACCACGTACTGGATGTGCTAATGGTGGCGCTTCAGCATTCAACGGCACTGGAATCACAGGATGCCAGGGCGACTCTTCTTTAGGCTTAGCCTGTTTCACATCATCAGGGTTAACCACAGCCTTTTGGCGCGGCTTAGCTTCTTTGGTTTTAGGTCTGCAGCCATCAGGTAAGCTGAATGCAATCTGATCCGCCACATCAATAGCAGCCTCCCATTGCTCCAAGCCTTCAAGGTAGGCATACAGACTAATTAAATCATTACCAGCATCATTGGTGGCAAAGTCGCCCCAAGCACCAGTATTAATATTGATTGAGAAAGAGCCCTCTTTATTGTCGGCTCTTAATGGATTAGTGGATTTGTACTCATGGCCTTGTCGCCTGCCACTTGGTAACCAGCGATTAAGCAGCGTTTCAGCACTACTGAGTGCCGCCCTGCTAATCTCGATGTATGGAATTGGGGTGAGCTTATTTGACACTATCGAGTCACTCGCTTCACAGCCGCTTTAAGTTCAAGCAAGCGCACAATCACATCATCAATTTCGCTCGATATTTCACTAAACTCGCGCTGGGTGATATTGCCGTCCGCATAAGCAGTCTGAAACACGCTAAACACTTCGCCTAGCTCTTTCATGCTGCTCATGACGATATCGAGCATGCCCATATCACCATCATCAGGCATCACAGGCAGCGCCATTACCACTGCGTTGGCTTTCTCAGCATAAAACCTAGCCGCATCTAAATTACGATTCGTGCGGTCCAGTATTTGCTCAGCCTCTTCAATGTACAGATGATGCGAGTTGGAATTGAAATTCAATTTATTGGTAAGCATCTGAGTGCTTAATTTTGATTCGCGGCCAAGGTTCATAAAACTTACCAAACCCTCGATACCACCGTCAAAATCATGCGCCACTCGATGTATAAAATGTAGGATAGTCAACGTTTATTCTCCCAAATAAAAACGTAAAAGTTGTTTAAAATCAATAACATAATGCACACATACCCAGTAAGAAAAAACCGCTAAGCCCCAAACAACAGAGCCTAGCGGGTACAACTGGGAGAGTAATGCACGAGCTATGTCATAGTCATAGCCACATTCGTACTCGCTGCACTCAACTTACAAGTCAGCCCCGATGTGGCACGGGTAAAAAAGGTGGCACCACCTTTCAAGCTATAATTGATGGGCTCAAGACCAATGTTTAACTTATTTAAGAAAGGCAGCGCCATGAAAGAATCAACCACCATGTTTGATGGCACCTACTTGATTTACAAATGCCCACACTGCGGCATGAAAAGTGGCAGTGAGCCTGCCGACCCTAAGAAAAACCCAGATCCGTTTAGCTTTTTGCCAAACTGCAAAGGCTGTGGCGCACCCAAAGAAATTGACTGGGATGTAATTGATGCAGCGCATGCGAGCTTTAAGAAATGAACTCACGCAGCCGCCTCGCTGGTATTACGCATGGACTCTGGCAGACCATCATGCGGATGAGGATAAATATCAGAACGCAACTCGTGCGGCGTCACCTGAAAATTGACAGCCTTACAAGCTTTAATGACATGGCGTTCTGGAATCCCATCAGCCGTAACATTTAGCCAATTCCATACATGGGCTTGTTTAATTGGTTTTTCATCGGTGGACAGTACCTCAGCTAAACGCTGCTGCTTACCACCTAGAAGCTCAATAATTTTTTCAAGGAATAATTTACTCATGACGATAATATACAAGCATACTTGTAAGAATGTCAACAAGTATAATTGTTTGACCAAAAAACCTAATGACTACAATATGTTGAGCATGAATTTAGGTGAACGAATAGCAGCAGCGAGAGAACATGCTCAACTCAATCAAAGAGAATTAGCAGAGAAACTCAATGGCTTAATGACTCAACAAAATATCTCATTACTAGAGCGCGGTATTACAAAAGGTACTGAGTATTTAGTTCAAATTGCTATGGTATGTGGCGTCCGTGCAGAATGGCTTGCTGTAGGACATGGCGAAATGACAGATGGCTTATATGTTGAAGATATCAGAATTAAAAAAGCAGTCCTCTTAATGCAGGAGCTTCCTGATTACGCGCTGGATGAAGCAATTAAGGGCCTTGATTCGGTATCGAAACTCAGCAAGATGGCAAAGTAAACAATTCAAAAACAACGTACACTATTTGCAAATACAATTACCACTTAATTTTGAATAAACAAAATAAATAAAATGCATTTTATAAAAAAAATTACAATATTATTTGCATTAACTTCCGTAGTATTTCAAGTAGATGCAAAAGAAATTTTGCAAAAAACGCTACCAGCTTTCACCACCACTGGTGATACAAACAATCAGGCGTTAAATCATCGATTTAACCTAACTAGAAATCAAATCCTTAATATATATAGCCCTAAGAAATTATTTATTGACTATACAGCCAATGAAGTTAAAGCAGATACGCAATATAAAGATAAATTATTCGTCCTTGCAGGTAAAGTAAGCAAAATATCAAAAAACTTCACAGATGATATTTACCTTGAATTTAATAATACTGGAGTAAATAGTTATCAAGGTATTAATGCAAACTTATATCCAACTCAAATATGCGGAACCTTATCTTCAGCAACGATTTGTACTGCAACAACGTTAGCCTCAAATTTAAAAAAGGGTGAGCTTGTAGTGCTAGATTGTATTGGCAACGGAATGATGCTTGGTAGGCCAATGCTTAAAGACTGTTTAGTTAGAATGCCGGCTAAGGACGAGCCAAAAGTGAATCAAAAAGCCAAGGTTAAGTAATAATGCTTGAAAAACAACAAATAGAATTATCTATTGATGGCTTAGCGCTTGCCAATCTTTTTGTCACCAAGCAGCTTATTTCTGCATTGATTGAAAAAGGGGTACTTGATAAAGAAGCGATGCAGCAAGTCTTTGAATCTGCAAAAGCGTCGCTTCAGGGGGCCACAGCTTCTATCCCTGGTGAGCAAGCGGACTACATCCTGAGTCTTATTTGGGGCAGTTTCACACCCACTCTCAACAGTAATCCACATTGAGCAGCAACGTGAACGTTTAAATTTAATATCCTCAATTAACATAACCCCACCTATTTAACCCGCCTAATGCGGGTTTTTTATTGTCTAAATTTCACAGAATTATTTCTGCTTGCCTAAATATTAATCGCTTTTCTAAAAATATACAATTATTCTTGTTGACATAGTTACAAGTATGCTTGTATATTATTTCAAAACATCACTCAAACCTGAGTAATTTTTGAAAAATGAAGCGAGGTAAATCATGAAAAATTATCTTTTAGCCAAAACAGTCTGGGATTCACTCTCAGTTAAAGCGCGCCAAACGCTACTACATCAACATGGCCGTCACCCATCTTTATCCTCGCGCTCATATCCATTTATACCCAAAGAAATACGCGCTGATATTCAAGCCGACTTACTCAAACAATTACCACCACAACCAAAAACAACACGTCAACCAATACCACATTGGCAAGATGCATTTTAAGGACAACATCATGACCAAAAACATGACTCGTAAAGCCTATAAACGTGCTGACATCGCTGATAAAAGCATCATGTTTTCTATTGCATTGGCACTCAGCGCTCTATTCATTCAATCACTTTTACAAGCGTTTTAAGGAAATATCATGCGCCCATCTACTAAGTGCAGTTTTACCCCAAAGCCAAAAACATCCTATCTACCTTTGCTGTTCATTGTTGCCGCTTCGCTATCAGGTGCTTTTTTATTTAATGATGCAGAGCCATACGTGAATATGACATTCGTATCAGATGCTAAAGAAGCATGTGTTATCAACCCACATGCACATGAACAAAATGAACAGAAACAAGTTTGCGGCACGATTGTGAGCTTCAAATGACCTTAATAAAAATATTCGGCGTCATTGCCATTGCGGTTGTACTCATCATTGTTTGGGCTCTATTGGGCATTAATAAGCCAGATGATACCAATGAGAAAGACGCACATGACCCCTACTAATTTAAACCGCGCCCAACGCCGCCAAGCTGAAAAGAACACCCGTAGAGGCATTACCCATGCCGAGCGTGTAGTGCCATTACCTGCCCTACTAGATGAGTTCACCGTATTTGATATGCCACAAAGCATCATCGACCAGCTGAAAAATGGCTCGATTGATTGCGCTAATGATGTACCAGTGTTTAGAGATAACAGCGGCCAGTGGATAGAAGTTTTACCCGCTCTCAATGGATGGATTTTTACATGGCAAAAAATAAGCGATGAACTTCATTTATCACTGCCATTAAAAAGCTTTTATGCCATATCAGAGCGCTTAGAAAAAGGCATATTAATTCAAGCTGAAATAATCGGCGTTGCAGATATCGCACTCGATATTTTCCGCATTGCATTTCGTGAGGCCGATCGCAGAGAAATCGTCCGCATTGCTAAAAACGCCCAGCTTCAAATTCTACTTAACCCCACTATCAATTAGTCAGGAACCATCATGCAAACGCAAACCCTTGGCCAGCATATTAACATCAGCGATATTCGTGCCTCACTTACTAATCCACGCAAGCGGTTTGACTCAGCTGATCTGCAAGATTTAGCCAATAGTATTAAGCAGCATGGCGTCATGCAGCCAATTTTAGTACGCCCAACCAATGACGCTGCTGTGTCGATGGATCCAACAGGCCACACGCTTTATGAACTTGTTTCAGGTGAGCGCCGCTGGCGTGCGAGTAAGCTAGCGCAACAAGACACCATCCCCGCCATCATCCGCGAGCTGGACGATTTAGAAACACTGCAGCTGCAGATCATAGAAAACCTGCAACGCTCAGACCTTCACCCACTTGAAGAAGCGCAAGGCTTTAAAGCCCTACTCGATAACAAAGACGCTAAAAGCTGGGATGCAGACGAACTAGCCGTCAAAATAGGCAAATCACGCAGCTATATATATGGCTCACTCAAACTAAATGAACTATGTACTTATGCGCAAGACTTGTTCTTTGAAGGTAAGTTTGGCCGTGAAATTGCATTACTCATTGCACGCATACCAGGCGCGAAACTTCAGGAGCAAGCCGCTAAAGACATTGTGAGTAATGAGCTTAGTTTTCGTCGTAGTAAAGACTATATTCGCCAGAATTTCACCCTAGATTTAAGTAAAGCGCCATGGGATAAAATCAGCACCACGTTATATCCGATGGCTGGCAGCTGCTTTAGTTGCCCTAAACGCACCGGCAATTATCCAGAGTTATTTCAAGACATTGATAGTACAGACGTCTGTACAGATACCGCATGCTTTGCGGCGAAAAAAATAGCTTATGCGCATGATGTGATTAAAACTCAGCCCAACGTCATTCATGGTGAAGCTGCTAAAGAAATTGCACCGTATGGATTAGTTGGTGGATATTTAAGAGGCTATGAAAAAGAAGCTAAAGCATGTGTTTATTCTTTAGATGGCGTTCAAATCACCGATGAATTAATTGCTGAAGTTAACCCACCAAGCCATACCATTGTTGATGATAAAAATAATGTTGTCGTCATTTATAAAACTAGTGAGGTGCAATCATTATTAAAAGAAAAAATTAAAGAAAAACTAGCTTCAGGTGAGTTAGTAGTTAATCCTAAAGAGCCTGAAGAAAAGCCAGCTTGGAAAATTGAACAGGAAGCCAAAGAAGCTAGACAGTCCGTTGAGGATGAAAGACGCATACATATATTCAATCGCCTAATACCTAAGATTGATTATTTTAACGTTGATACTGTTCACCTCCTACTTAGAATGGCCATTACAACGCTGAGTACAGATGTTTCAACTGATTTACAACCAGTGTTAGATCAATATCAATTTGAAGGCACTGAAGAAGAGTTTTTCACAGACTTTCAGCAAAGTAAGCAAGGTCAAAAGGAATTGCTGAAAATGCTCGCCATGTTGTTACTCGCACCAGGTTTAGAGGTTCATTGGGGTTGGGAAACTGAAGCAGATAACGAAAACGACACAGATTACCAAGCCCTACTCTCATTTATTGGCAATATTGGCCTCGATTTATCGCAATTTTTAACCGCCGAACTGCCCCTTACCCCACCTTTGGCTGCGCAGGCGGTTGAATCAAACGCCGACTTGGCTGCGCCTGCGAATAATGAAACCCAACTGTCGCCTAAATTGCAGGAAATCAAAGACAAAGAATTGGCCAAACGCGCTAAAAAAGCCCAGAAGCAAGAACAAAAGGAATCTGCTAACGCAGATCTAAATACTAAGGCGCTGACTGAGTCAGCGCAAACCAGTGGTGCGAGCGATACCGTAGAGGTTGAGGCATGACACCCGCGCAGCAAACAATACTCGACTTCTTAAAAGGTGCGACGCCTGCCCAGGCTAAAACCGCACCTGAGATTTATACCGGTTGCGGCGTTAAAAGCATCTTAATTCAGCCGGCACTGGATTACCTATTTGAAAAAGGCTTTGTGAATCGCTGTCAGATCACCAAAGGCACATTGACCTATCTGCAGTATTGGCCAACAGGTTTCAAAGGTCCTGCAATGACTAAAGACCCAATACCTACGTTCGGTAAAGAGCCAAAAGTAAAGCCGCTAGAACCTGCCAGCTGGGCAGCACTCAAGCAATCTAAATCAAACAACAGTGAAGGAATCGACATGCAAGAAAAACCATTTAAAGCCGCGCAAATACGTGAAATATTGGATGCAACTGATAAGGAAGGTATATCCCATAACGAACTATTGTTTAAGCTTGTGGGTGAAACATCTACTGATGATTTAATCCGCAAAGCAGGCGACATGATCACCTACACAATTAAAGCAGGCGGCTATACAAAACGTGCTTTGAAATCAAATGAAAAAGGTGTCATTCATACTATCCGCTATTTTAAAAATAGCCTGGTCAATCATACCGATGATGTAGTGCAAATGAGTAAAGCCAAAGTCGCTAAGGTTAAAAAGCCAAATACTTTAGCTGATGAAGTCGCTCAATTTAATGCTGCAGCTGAAGAAAAGCCAACTATTGCGCCAGTTAAAACAATGCCATTTTCTCCTGCAGATGAATTAACAGCACTGTCATTTACAGCCGAGCTTGAAGATATTAATTGCGTTGCTGGACTCTCAGCTCTGACCTCTCAAATTGGTGGTGATCACTATACAAAACTAGGCATTTATCAGCCATGGGAAGTTTTTAAACGCTGGATGACACCCGAAGAACTTAAAGGTGCTATGAAAAAAGAAGTGTTCTCATACCTTGCGCGTGAACGAGATAAAGGTGGCCGTATGGATATTGAAAAAGCCATGCATACATTACAAATTTACTTAGAACTAACCGCTTAATTTTACCAACCACAACCAACGAAAGGCTACAAAATGAACCAAATCACTAAACCAGAATTAAATATTGGCGAAATCTACGCAGGGGCAATCATCAACCCAGATGGCACTGGCAGCCACATCATTCTACTTACAGGCGATAAAGATGATGGCAATTGGGATAATGCTATGGAGTGGGCTAAATCACTTGGTGGCGACCTACCTAACCGTGCAGAAAGCGCCCTACTATTCAACCAATCAAAAGACCAATTCAACCCTGAATGGTATTGGACAAATGAGCAGCACGCCTCTGATTCCAGTTGTGCCTGGTGTCAGGGTTTCGACAACGGCGGCCAGGACAGCCACTACAAGGGTAACGAGTTGCGCGCCCGCGCTGTCCGCAGATTAGCTATTTAGTCATTTAATTATTTTTTTTAATTTAGGAGCTATCAATGATCACATTACAAACCATCAAAGCTAAGCAGGATGAAATATTAAGCCTGATTTCAAGCTTTGAAAAACAAACTACTGAGTATGTATTTCCACATACTGAAATATCACTTAAAGCAGGTGAGCGTTATGCAGGTCTAATCTTAGGTAAAGATGGTGAATCTAGCTATCACTTGATTTTACTCGATGGTCATCAATCAGAGATTAATTGGACTGATGCACTCACATGGGCTAAAGAACAAGGTGGTGAGTTACCAAATAGACGTGAGCAAGCATTGCTATATGCCAACCTTAAAGAAGAGTTTGAAGAGGCATGGTATTGGACAAATGAGCAGCACGCCTCTATTTCAAGTTCTGCCTGGTATCAGAATTTCTACAACGGCAACCAGATCAACACCAGCAAGGGTGGCGAGTTGCGCGCCCGCGCTGTCCGCAGATTAATTATTCAGTAATTTAATTATTTTTTTATTCAACATGGCAAACCATACAGACCTACCTATTTATAAGATTGCTTACGACCTTCTGGACGTGATCACTGATTTGGCTAAGAACATGCCACGTGATTTCAAACAGAGCATTGGCAGTAAGCTTCGTGACGAATCCGTTGATATTGTCACGCTTATATTTAGAGCCAATGTATCACGTGAGAAAGTGCCTCATCTTTTAAAGCTTGTAGAAAAACAACAGGTTTTAGAGTTACTCATTCGCCTATCACGTGATAAACGCCTGATTTCAACTGGCCAGTATGCAAAGGTCATTGAACTCACAAGCAGCATAGGTAAACAGGCCAATGGCTGGCGTCGTTCCGCATCGTCTGTTTCATAATGGTTAAGGCTAATATGACCGTACGATTAAATAATCTGGTTTTACCGCTAGCTCAAAAGGCTACCGCTATGCGCAGTATAGATACCACTGATAGCTTTCAGGATAGGTCTAGCGCAGTTACTCCACTGATCGGCGCTGACATTAAATCAGTCCTTCGGCAGAGCGACGTAGATAGTAAGATACAACGCAGCACGCCTCTAATTCAAGTTATGCCTGGTATCAGAATTTCAACAACGGCAACCAGAACAACAACAACAAGAATAACGAGTTGCGCGCCCGCGCTGTCCGCAGATCATACCGAACGCCTAGTTGCTGATTTTGCTTTTGAAGAGTTGGTACAAGCCTATTTAGATTGCCGTAAGAATAAACGTAATACATCGAGCGCTTTAGCGTTTGAATTAAACCTAGAGCACAACTTAATTAAGCTTTATGATGAATTAAAAGCAAATACTTATGCACCAGGTAAATCTATTTGCTTTGTCATCACTAGACCAAAACCCCGTGAAGTATGGGCTGCTGACTTTCGTGATCGCATTGTGCACCACTTATTTTACAATCGAATTTCACCACGCTTTTATGCATCATTCATTCATGATAGTTGCGCATGCATACCAGGGCGCGGCACTCTTTATGCAGCTAAACGCCTAGAGTCAAAGATTCGCAGCGCTACTGAGAACTGGAGTAAGCCTTGTTTTTACTTAAAGTGTGATTTAGCTAACTTCTTTGTTGCTATCGATAAAAATGTATTGCGCAAACAAGTCGCTACTAAAGTGACTGAGTCATGGTGGTTATGGTTATCAGACGTCATTCTATTTCATGATCCACGTACTAACTTTGAATTGCGTGGCTATCCTGAAAAAATAGATCTAGTACCACCACACAAACGCTTAACTAATCAACCAAGTCACTTGGGCTTACCCATTGGCAATCTAAGCTCTCAGTTCTTTGCCAATATCTATCTAAATGCACTAGACCAATTCATTAAGCATCAAATAGGAGCTAAGCACTATATCCGCTACGTTGATGACTTTGTTCTATTGCATGAGTCACCACAGTGGTTAAACAGTGCTTTAGCACGTATTAATGAGTTCTTACCTACTAAGCTAAATGCCAATCTAAACCCTACTAAAACCATTCTGCAGCCGGTTGATCGTGGAGTTGATTTTGTTGGTCAAGTGATTAAGCCTTGGTATAGATATACGCGTAAACGCACTGTCAATGAAGCTATTAATCAGATTAAAAAGTCACCCGCAGATGAAACATTCGAAATGGCTAATAGCTATTTTGGATTGTTGAGACAGGCATCAAAAAGCCATCGTGACCGCACTAAAATAGCTAATGCACTTAGAGATAAAGGCCATTGCATAAACATGGCCATAACTAAGACCTATCGAGCAAAGGTACATAAAAATGCTTGAAATAGAATTTATCACTGCAAATAAGCCAGACGCCAAAAAAGCAGCCAAAATACTTGGTCCTATGCTTTATGAAATGCTTGAGCAGAAACGCCTTGCAGAGCAAGCCCCTACCTCACGCCGCAAGCTTAAGCAGCCTAGCCAACTTGATAGCGGGGATAGTGTCGCGTAGCCGTGGGGACGCCACACTATCCCCGCTACTAATACTGTAGTTTATTGTACAGATTAGCCGCGGAGTTTCAGTGAGCACAATGTTATCAATAACGCTGGTTAAAAACTCTTTAGCCCTTTGCACATCAGCAAAGTCAACGTTTGACGATAAACCACCAATCATTTGTTTCATGTCACGCTCAGATATAGTTAGCAGCAATTGTGCTGATCTATAGTTTGCATCTGCTTTATCTAATCTAGCAACAACATCAGATCGCTGCAGCTCTAACTTTTCTATTTTCTCAAGCCATGGCCGCGGACTATCAGCTTCAGCTGCAATATCCATTAATTTTCCAATCTGGCCAGAAATCTTATTTACTTCACTTTTTAATGCTTTCACCTCATCATCAGGAATTGGTTGTGCTGATTGCCTAGCTGATTTAACGCAGTCAGCAATAAATTCGTCTGATTGTAGATCACTCATAATACGCTGAAGAATTAACGGTTCTAAATCCTCACGCTTCAGACGTCTGCCTTTACCAGCTCGATAATAAATGCCTTCAGATCCATGATATGGCAAGCCCATTTCATTCACCATGATGCCAGATAGCAAGTATTCAGATTTTGTTTTGCGAGCATCACCCCTGGTACTTTGCTCAAGCACCTTTAAAATGCCTTCAGCTTCGTCAGTCGTTATTAAGGCTGGATGCGTATCATGCTGAATAACCCATTCAGTACGTGGCTTACGCTTTGTATTGCCTTTATAGCCGCCACTTGGTAATCGTTCATTTTGAACATTCCAAACAGTATGGCCAGCATAAGTGAGCGCATTCCACTCAATGCCCAATAATGTAGTATGAGCCACAGATAAAAGCCCAGCATCTTGAGCAGCTTTACTACGCGAAACAAGCAATGTTCTGAGTTTTAAAAATTCTTTAACTTCATTAAAGTAATCACCAGGTACTAGTTTTGATTTAGTGACAGCAGTACCATCACGCATTGCACCAGTTTCATGAGATTGAAGTTTGTAGCCTAATGGTGCACGTCCACCTGCACGAAAACCTTGCTTAACGTTCTCGGCCATACCCGCCATGCCTTTTTCTTTAGACATTAAGCTATGCAGCTGGTCGAAGGATTGCATGACCGCACGAATAACAACATCAACAACGCTGCCAGTCTCAGGCATTTTCGCATAAAGTATTTTAATGTTGCGTTTATCGCATTCATAATGAAGTGCATGTGCCAGATATTGATTACGCGCGATGCGTGAGGTATCGAGCGCAAGTAAAAAAGTCCATTTACGATCGCGACTTTTTAACTGAGATAGCATTGCTTGAAAGCCTGGGCGTTGATCATCTTTACCAGACTCTACAGCATCGGCAAATTCTTCAATAATGACTAGGTTTTTGGATTTGGCTAGATCAATCAGTTCTCGGCGCTGGGCATCGATACTGACGTCTGAACGGTCTTTTGAAGACCTGAGATATAAAGCAGCTTGCATATTCACCTTTGAGCGTAGGATAGCGAGAGTGTATGCCCCCTCATACTCAAAATGCAAGCTGTTTAAAATTGAATGTTTACACTAAGTGTAAAGTTGTAAATTTGTTAAATTAAATAATTAATGATCACCAACGATATTCAGCCCCTACTCCCACAAAATAGTCAGGTGAATCTCTAGCTGAATATCCTAGTGGCTGGTCAACTGTGGCCACTGCACCAAACCTAATTGTTTTTACACTAAATAAGCTTTGTTTTACTTCTAGTCTTGCAGTTGGCTCACCATTTTTAATGCCTGCGTATGCAGCTGCAGATCCATCATTGCGCCAGGCAATCCATGGTAAAGGTTCTCGCCTAACTAACGTCTGCGTATCACCAGTTTCAGTGTCTAATACTGTGGTGATTGTTTGATCGTGGTCGTCTGCATTCACTCGCGTAGATTCAAGCACCTGCTTGGCTTCATCTTGCTTAATCGCTTCAGGTAGCTTGAGTTCTATTTTTGCACGGCTTTCATAAACGCGTACTGTGCCACTTTTAACAACGGCTTGATGCTTTGGTATAGCCTCAACTTGCTTGGCTGGCGTGGCTATAACATGAACGCCGACGGGGGTATCATGTTTACTGGTATCTAGTTTAAACAAGTGCAAGATTGAAAGCAGAAGTATGGCTATAAATGCTATGCTCGCAAACCCAATGATTATATTTTTATTCATCGTCGGTACTCCATTTAAATTCTGGCAGCTCGATAGTCTGTCCAGCAAGTTCATGTGTGCAGTCACCTAAATATTGAATGTTTCCATCAGTGACAAATGAGTGGCAAACTTTATGAACTTTTGTCTGCTCCCAAGGTTTCGCTTTCCATTCGTCTATATTTTTACTATTAACTGGTGTTCCCATGTGTTATAGGTAGCCAATACGCTTGGTGTTAATGTTGGTTTTTCAAAATTACCGTTAAAACCCCATTGGTTATTAGGATGAAAATTTACTGTATGCGTGCGCTTGCAACCTTCACAATAGAAAGATAACCCTTGGTAGCCAACTGGCTTGTCTAAATCTTGGTGAATTTTCATGGTAGTAAGCTCGATTTAACTGCCATCAATCCATCTTTAATCCATGCCGCCACATCAAAGCCTGGACAAATCTTTATCCACTCATTGCGCTCGATGATTCCGTCACCGTTTAAGTCAGGTGAGTAATCACGGTGGCCTTTAATCGTGATGCCAGCTTCACTGAATGATTTAAGCATCGAGTCAGCTGTCATAATCGTGCGGCCTAGTATCTTGCTAGCTAGATTGATTAAGCACTCGCGTAGTGACTTCCACTGTGCCTCAGTGAATTTATCGGTACCTATCATGCAAATGCCTATTGATTTAGCATTTGAGCCTTGCACATGTGCGCCAATCTCTTCAAGGCCGCGACCAGTTCTTATTGCACCATCAACCTCGATGACAAAGTGGTACCCAATTGCTTTAAGTGTTGGATTGAAGTTTCTGCAGGCTTGGCTATCACGTTTAAAACCGCGTAATAAGTGCATGCCATCAAGCGCTGCAATACTAAAGTCTTTGCCATTTGGTGTGGCTGCGCAATGAATGATGATTGCGTTAATTGTTCTTTTCATCTAATCCGCCTATCTTCGACCAGCCAAAGAAATATGCCAAAACACAGCACAGCTTTACCTATTACAAATAAACTGCCATTGACGACTAACGGTACAAACTCATTCCCACCTAGTACGCCAACGCCGAATATCAAACAAATCGCGCTAATGTTGTGGCCAGATAAATCATGGTCGAGGATGCAAACTTTTAACCAGGCTGCTGCAAATAAAATCAGCAGGCTAATTACAAAGAAAGTATGTGAGATAAGTAAAATCATGGTTGCCTCCAGTCTTTAATCAGCTGTACACATTTTTGAGCTAATGGCACACAGAAAAAACCGAGTAATGATGCGAGTAAACCAATTACCGTTGAGTGCGGCGCCTGCTTGATAAACTCAAAGTAATTTTCAGCCACTAATGCCAGTACAACAGCACCCAATGTACCAAGCATCATAGCTAGCACAGCCCAACCAAAGGCGGCACTAATTTCATCAAATGTAGGCGCTAATTTTGGCTGAATAGCCCGCCAACACACTGCGCCCATGAAGGCATAAAACATTGCCACATAATCTAAACCGAGAGTCTGCCCAATAGCTGCGACCCCCACCATGGATGCAGCCGTTGCATTACTCGCAATGGCCGCGTGTGTTGCTGGATCTGGCATAACTAACCTTTCTTATTTTTAGACATAAAAAAACCGCCCGAAGGCGGCTGGACTTACTGCTTTATTCCCATGTTCTAAACGGGCTAATGTGTGTGGCCAGCATCAACTTACTAAAGCCATCATGTGCTTTCCAACCCGCGTTAATGCGTAAGTATCGTTTGCCACGAAAGAAATACTGCAGCTTGAGTTGAAACGCATATCTATTGAATATGTAGGCTTTCTTATCCTCATAAATCGCCAATAAATAATTGTTGGTACCAGAATCCCAAAGCCCTTGTTTAGCCACTATTGAATAGCCGCATTTAAGCGTTAACTCCCAGCCAAATACAAATTGAGCGAAGCCATAAGCAGGGTTACGGTAGAGCCAGAAAATGCGCCCAAGGTATCTGTGAAATGGTTTAGTAAAATCCCAGTTTAGCCAGGTACATTTGCCGTTATCGCAATAGTTGTTTGGCTTAGCCATCCACCACTCATCAAGCGGATTATCAAAGCTTTGAAACCAGCGTAGCCACCCTACAAGCCATTCGCGCTCTTTCTCAATAGTGACAAAATAAGGCAAGGCTAGCGCTGGTGCCAATAACCAAGTGAGTAAGGTGAGCAGCCATGACAGCGGCCAAAATATGCAATAGCGAATTGCCATTAATACCAAGCCTAGCGTTTTCAAAGTGGGTCTCCTCTATCAAATTCAATACTGTTTTTGCAGTGGTCTTTTTGTCTGAAGGCAAAATCTAACAGCTTGCAGAGTTGGCACGGAAACCAACCACGCCCACGCACTACATACTTGCCAGTACGTGAGCTGATTGTTTCATCAGGGTCGCCGCCAGTTAGCGTGTTAGCTAACTGGTCTAAAGCGATTAGTAGATTGAAAAAGTAGCGTTTCATGCTTACCAAGTGATTGCCGCAATCACTTCAGGTGTCGCGTCTTCAGGCAAGGCATTAATCTTGTCTTCAAGACTTTGACGATAGCCAATCAACTGACCGCTGACCTTAGCGAACATATCGGCTTTAGCAATAATTCGGGTGATTAACTCAGACTTTGGCACGCCACGAGCCGCAGCCAATGCATCAATCAATGGCGTTGCAGGTATTGGGGCTGAATTGTGAGCGAAGTAAAATGCACGTGCTTCAGCCTCTTGTTTGCTCCAACTAGACACTTCATTTGATGGATAGCTACCGACTATTTGCTGCATCGATTTTTCAAATGCCCCATTAATTTCAGATCGCTTGTCAGAAATTAGAGACTTGATTGATGGTGCTGGAAACGGCAATTTAACTACTTCATCTTTTACTATTGACCAAATGCCATCTTTCTCATTGATTGTTTTAAAAAACAAAGCTTCGTCAATCTCAATAGCCTCTTTGGGGATTTCCGTATTGATTAAACTGTCATAACGAGCCGACAAAATACTGTCAGTAAAAAGTATAAATTTAGCCATAATATTAATATCCTATAGTTACAAATGAGAATATCCCAGTTGTTGTACCGTCAGCAGTTGAAAATGTCGCTTGACTCGTACTACTTAAATCAGGTCTCCAAGAAAGTGATACTGTGGTTTGCGCACCTATAGTTCTATCTACCCCTATTGCCATAAGCAACGATGTTGGATAAGTAATAGGCAGCGTTGCCGCTTTGTTTGCTGGCGTTCCCGCTGCAAATGTGTCAGTTCCCCACTGTATAATTAAGCCTCCAGGAAACTTCTGATAACCATTAGTCGCTAGAGATTGATTTGTACCAGTAAATAACTTTGTTTCAATACAGGCGAAAGTTAATCCTGTCGTACCAATGACTACTACCCCATCATTAGTGATTTGCCAGTTAGTATCAGCATTCACCGTACCTTCTGTTACGGGAATAATCGCACCACCGTTTAACTCAGCACCCGTATCTGAATCTAGTGCACGTGTAGCTGGCACAGCTGCACCATTCCAAATATAAATACCGCGATTAGCTAAAGTAGCATTGTCTTTCTCAAGAAAGCGATCACCAGCGACCATTGCAACGCCGTCAATATTTGCGCCTGGTGCGGCTAAGTTAATTGCTGTGGTTGAAGCAACGCGTACACTGTCTTTGTAATCTCCGCCTTTGACTATATTCTTAATGGCATCACGAAGCTGAGTTAGCACCGTATGGTCTGGCGTTAATCCACCTTCAATAATGACTGCGCGAATCTCTTCTGTAAGCATGTGAAACCACCACTCGCCTGGTATAGTTGCAGGTGTACCACCACCAGGATTACCTACTGTAAAGAATTTATTTGTTGGCGCTGAAGGTGCGATGGGCGCAGATGCACTCCCCGCTGATAGGTTATAGCGTTCCATTGTTACTCCTGAATTTTGGTATTGTTAAAACTTAAATGAATTAAAATTGATTTAATGCGAAATTACGGATAAACAAATCTAACTAAAGTGTGAGCTGGTTTTAATCGGCTTAATGCACATTCCAGTAAGGCATTACCCCATGTTGCCAATGGTGAATTAACGCCATCAACTACAGATAACTGCCTCACTGTATTGGCTACGGCAACATTAACATCCCAGACAAAGCGCCATACCGGTCCATTTATAGGATCAGCACAGCTACTAATACAGTTATGTACTTGCTGTTCAGTAATCGTAATACTGAAACCAAGCTTGGCGGCTAACGCAATATAGTAATTTGCACTTTGCCCGCCTTCAGTCGTTAGTCGTCCTACTACTGCAGCACGGCGTTCAGATAAACTACTTAAAGCACCGGTACAACCATCGGGCAATCCGCAAATGTGCTCCCAATCGATGAGTAATTCACTGGTAGTTCTTGGATCGGCTTCATTAATCAAATCATCAATTCGACTATCAACACGCGAAAATTCTTCCGCAAAAAAATCTAGTATTAATGTGATTAAACTGTCAGATTCACGCGGCCATGCTGGGCCTTGAGGTAATAGGTTTTGCAGTTGTCGCAAGTAATCATTTTTAGTAAGTGCCATATTAAGCCCAGCTTATCGTGCCAAATGTGGACATATTGCCCGTTGTGTTTACTATGTCAGCAGTTGGAGCAGACATAGTGTAGTTAGCTTCACCGGCAGCAATTGAAATAGCCTCTCGAATATGACTTAATAAAATAGTCCCTGCAGGGCTAGATTCACGTTGCAATAAATCAATCAGTTCGGCTTGCACCGCCGCTTTAACAGCAGCTGTATTTGGTGTTACTGCAATCGTGAAATTAAGTGGCACAGCTGTTGGCGCCACTACCGTAAGCGCTGCTGTCACTGGACGGCGAGTATTAATGTAATTGTAAACAGCGGTCACTTCACCAGCATCTGGAATCAGGCTAACGTCGTTATCACGTACAAAGCGCAACGTTATCGTGCCTAAACCAAGCTCGTTGGGGTAAACCCATGCACGGGTTACACCCGCCACTTCAAGCGCCCAATTGATATAGTCGTAATCTGCGCCGCCATGTGGCGGCTGTTGAATGCGCGCTAATAACCGTGCGCGTAACTTTGTGTCATCTTCAATATCCGCACCTTGGCTAAGACCGTTAGCATCCACAATTGCGGCACTATTAACGCCAACAACAGGGGTTGTGAGCGACAACACCGTTCCGGCTAAGGCATTGGTATTGGCGCCACTCGTTACCGCTGTAATGGCCGCTAAGGCTATGCCGGCAATAATAGTTACATCGGCATTCGTAGTGTATTCAATGCCATCTACACTCACTAAATCGGTACCTAGTGGTATTAGTAAACCATTAGCGCCTGTGAAGGTGATATTACCTTGGGCAGACACAGCCGCTTCACGTGGAGTAGTTAACCAGATTGAAGCCCAGCGGTCTAAATACTCACTAGATGCCGTATCGTAAATAACGTTTTGCGCAATAAATTGCAAATGACCATGTAGCTCATGTGAAGCTCCTGCCAATTCTTTGCCGTAGACCTCAGCATCAGATCGGCGCATTTGGTCAAAACTTAATCGTGAAAATATACTGTCACGAATTCTAGCGATTAACTCGCTCAAACTTGGTCTACTAAACGCCACGTATGATCTCCCACGCATTATCAAATCTTAAAACTGTATTGGTGCCATCATCACGATAAATCGTACATTGCAGCGCGATACCATCAGTGCCAAAGCGTTCGGTAATCACATCAAGCCGACTAGCTATATTGTCATCAATGAGCCATTGCAGCGCCTCAATTGCATATTCACGCGCACGTATAAACGTACTAGGTAATATTTTTTCACGGGCAAGCAACCATAATCGTGAGCCTATTTTGTCGTTAGGTTCAGGTGGCTCAATTGCATCACCCCACCAGCCCATTTTTTGCCCTTCAATCACATCATCAGGCTTAGCACGGCGCCATGTGAATAAGCTAATCACTACCGCGCGCGTTAAGCTATCAGCTGCGCTTAAATCGGTAGATTCAATGCCATTAATGATTATTTTTGCATCTATCGCTAGCATCTTTTACCCATTAAAAAACCCGCACTAGGCGGGTTGTTAGTTTAATTAATCGTTAAGGTATTTCAGGCGGCGCATGGTTATGATGCGGTTTAGCTATATCATTATCCTGCCATGTTTCAACACCGCTACCATCCCATTTTTGCCCTTGGCCATTCACATCAAACTTGTATGATGTAGTGGCATGCAACTTGATATTTGCAGCACGCACTTCAAAATCTAACGACGTTTCAATCAATATGCCAGTCTGCTTTAAATGCACCTTTTGGCCTCTATCATCATGTAAAGCCACTTCACCATCAGCTAAGCCTTGCAACCGATAGCGCCTATCTGCAACCACTACAGTCACACCATGACTTCTATCACCATTAAAAAACAGTGTAATGCCCTCAGCGCCTGATTTTGGGTGACTAGTAAAACCGTATGGTTCAAAATGCTCGATGTTTTCTTTAGCCTCACCACCAAGCATTTTTATTTGCAGTCGCTGCATTTTATTGGCTGAGTTAACTAACACTACCGTACTACGCAAAGCCAGATTATTTACAGCACGCTGAAGCGGTGCCATCATTCTTGAGAGTAATCTAGCTGTCATTTTGTATTTACCTCACCCCAAGTATCACCACCAGCGCCTTTTTTAGCGGATTTTTTCTTAGCTGATTTCTTTTGATGACTTAACACAAAACCTTCACGTGGTGCGACTTTTAAAGTGCAAATGGTGCCACTACTACCAATAATATAAGTGACTTCTACTATTAAAAAATCACTATTGAAACCAATAATAGGATCTATCACACGCACCATTTGATTAGGCACCCATAAAGCACCATCACCTTGTCGCCAGCCTTGCACGGTATAAGTGGTTTCTAAAGCTTTTGCAGGACGATAATCACGCTCATACTCAGCACGACTTTTACAGTCTGCTTTTGAAACTTGTGCTGTTTCTTTAATGATTAATAAACGATAGCGACCGATGGCCTGACTTGTAGTAATCGCGCTAAAAGTGATATTGCTCGATGCTGTAAAGTCTGCGCTTTCATCATCGTCTTCAACATCACCACTTTCTTCAGAGACCACATCACCATAATCTAGATCAGATCCAGCACGCTGCCCTTTGCAGATATATTTGCTAAATACATCTTTAGAATCTAAACCAGTACCGCCAGTGAGTATATTCTTACCAAGTTCTAGTGAAGTGGTAGCATTACCACCACTACCCGCCTCAATGAATATCAAATTGCCATCAGCATCATCAGTGCTTAATAATTGTCTAAGTGACATCAATCTATCAAGTGATTCAAATACTGTTTCACCAGTATCAATTTGATGATCACTAATCAAGCTGCCAGTATCTACTTGCGTTTTGATATTGATACCATAAGGTTTAGCTAAGTCTGCTGCAATGCGCTCAATTTTTACATTACGCCATTGACCGTTTTTATGTTCCGCGCTGCAGTCGATTAAATCAGCTGTTTTACTACGACCTTTTACACCAATAGTAATGCTATTTTCATCATAATTAATTGGCGTGGCATCCACATAACCAGTCAGTACCTTATCCGCACCTATCCAAACTTCGCAAATATCACCGGCTTTTACTCGCCTTGGTATTTCAGTTGCACCTGGCCATGATCGGGTAATTGCTAAATTAAAATCACGTGCTTGGCGTTCAATACCTGCGCTGATTTCAACCTCAAGCCAGCCGCCGTAATCAATGCCATTTACACGTAGCTTTACTGCATTTAAATCACTCATGCGCTGAGCACCTTAATGGAGTTGGCAGGCACAAAGCCCGGATGGCGTATTTTATTGCGGCTGATAATTTCAGCATCGCGGCTGGTATCTTCATATAAGTCATAAGCCAATACCAATGCCGGCATCACTTCTTTTGGTTGAATCACTTGTAATCGTGCAGCACTGGCAATGCGGTTATTCATATCTGAATAAGTTTTAACACGTAAATTTTTAAGTGCTAAGTAAGTGTCATCATTGGCAATGGCACTTTCCGTATCAACCGCTGCAAGCACTTCATTTTTAAGCACCACGGCATCATCATAAACAGGTAACGGCATAGTAGCGACCATGCCACTTGTTTGCGCAATCAGCGTTTGGCGTACCAGCGTATTAATAGCCACTCTATTTTGTGCCATGCTTGTACGTGTAGGTGTATTGCCTGTGCTGCTTCCATTACCAAATAAACTAGCCAACCGTAATGTACTAAAAGCACGTAAAAAATTAAGCGAGCTAACATCACTTAAACCACTCACGCTACTTATGACAGCATTACCCTTTGAAAATAGCGCAAAAAACCTATTTGCCAGCTCACTAGGCGTGCGTACTAATGTTGGAAGGTCTAACTTCATTAAACTTAATGGGTCGCCTAGCACGCCGCCAACGCCGCTTAATGCCGTATCTATACTATCAAGCGCACTGCTGAATGTACCAACGGCATCTTGTACAGCAAAGTCAGAAAGATTATCAACGCTAAAACCATCAATAAAGTTGGCTTTACAAGTTGTTTCTAAAGCATCGACCGCAGCTAAGCTTTGTGCACCAGGTGCATTAAGAGCTACTGGGTAAGTTAGTTCACCAGATTCTACGAAGCTAATCTGAAAACGGCACATGCCACCTTCAGTGTAAGTATGGCTTACCTGTACATTTGTCACTGTGACCGTCATGCGGCCATAGTATGGATGAACTAATTCACCAGCCCCAGCCTTTTCAACAGCAGCTAATAGAGCATCACGTTTGGTAAGATAATCATCACCAATCACAAAAGCTGTCAGAGTACGTTCACGCGCTTTACGGCCTAAGTCTTCAGCATAAGGCATGTCGCGTTGTGGATATTCATGCACCTCAACACGGCGCCCAAAAGTAGCATCGTCAGACTCTACTTCAAAGGCTACACCTCTGAAACTTGCTTTTTGTAAATCATCACGCCATGTCATTTTTTAATACCTAGGATAAGCTTGAGTTCTATAACCAACATCAGCATTAATAGCAACGCCACTTTGATTTGTTTTACCAGTATCAACACGCATACCTGCAGGTGCATTTTCAAACTTAACCGTCATTTGACCATTAAGCTTATTTTGATTTGCTACTAAATTTGATTTATTACGTGCCATCGCTGCATATTCGGCGTTGGTGGTAAATAATCCACCAGAGCCTTGTTGACCATAACTTGGTGCGGTTTTTACTGTAGGTGCCATATCACCAGAATTAATCAGTGCATCTTTTGCCTCCTGATTGCCGAAGAAGGCTAGAGTACGAGCAACATTTCGACCAATATTCTCTTTGAATTCGTCACTTAAAAAGTGATCGCTAATGACAGTACCAATTGCATAACCAATACCAGCTGCAGCTAAAAGCAATGCGCCGCTTGTCGCTAAAGCACCTAAACTAGCAGTCATTCCTGTATTTAGCGAAGCTGCAAATGATGTTGCAGCTTTCAAGCCAGATGTGCCAGCTACTGGTGCTAATGCTGTGAACGCTAGACTTAACCTACCAATGGCACCAACAATAGTAAAGATGGCCGCAATTGGACCAGCAGCCCAAGCTAAACCAAGCCCATAAATCAATACTTTTACACCACCGATGGCTTTTACAAACTCACTAATCTGAGATACCACTGATTTAATATCAGCAAACATCCCCTTCCAGTCAAAGTTTTTAAGTGCATTGACTACTTCAGTGAGTGTGCTGACAATTGTTGATTTTATAAACTCTTGATTCTTACCGATCCAATCTTGCATGGAATCTAAAATTGGTTGAATGACCGGCACTAATTTAGCTAACGCATTAGCCATGGTCGCTCTTGCTTGCGTTTTAACACGGTCTAAAGAGTCGCCTAAGTTATCTAATGCGCCTACAGAATCAGTCTCAACAATTGCGCCCATTTTCTTTTGCGCATCAGCTAAAGCCAAACTGCCATCAGCAATACCCAGCAAGACGGGAATCATTTTAATGCCACCTTTGCCGAACAACGCCTTGGCCATACGCGTCATAATGGCTGGGTTGTCTTTGTTTTTAGCAAAGCCTGCTGCCAGTTGTGGCAACACATCAGTGAGTGATGAGAAGCTACCTTTTGCATCTTTTAAAGGTACTTTGAGTTTTTTCATTAAAGTAAAAAACTCTTTATTTTTGGCTCCTTTTGCGATGCCTAAATTAAACTTGCTGAATGCAGCCTCGGCGTCTTCAGCTGTACCACCTACCTGCCCTAGCTGATTGGCTAATGACTGATAATTTTCAATGCCTGCACCAGTTCTATCAGCGGCATCTTGTATGCTACTCGCATATTCTATAGAGGCTTGTGTTGCGCGAATGGCAGCAAATGAAACCGCACTGAATGATAAAAATGCAGGAATACCCACCTTACGCATTAGCTCACTGCCAGCATTGCCAATATCACGTAATGACTTATGCAAAATCTTGGCAGATTTATTTATTTGCTTGAAGGTGGGAGATATCTTATCCACCGCCGACAATATCGCTTTAAGCTGGAATTTATCGGCCATTATTAAGTCCTATTACGTATGTTATTAATGCGGTGTGCTTGCTGTTCGTACAATTCAAATTTGCTTAGTGGCAGCGCTAACAAAGCATCGGGTGCAGAGCGCCAAAAAAATGCCACTTCAAACACCCGATTAGTAAAGTCTTCTAAATCACTTTGTCCTAAGCTTCCACCCCGAAAAAACCCAGCACGACTGCCATCAAACCGGATAGATCCGCACCAGATAATTGACCAACTGAGGACGGTGGAATACCAGCCAATTTAGAAATATATTTACCGATAGTTTTACTGCGAATTTCCATCGCAGTCTCATCACCTTCACCCACAATAATGAGGTACGGAAAGCCGATATCTAAGATTTCTTGGCCAGTAGGCTCACGTAAAGTGATTTCGCTGAGCTCTTGATCATGGGCGGTAATTGGTCTAGTCAGCTTCATGCCCAAATACCTTTGATACCGTTGAATTCAAGCTCTACTTCACCACTATCTGACTTGAATGTTGAATCACCTACGCGAAACGCACCTGATAATGTGTAGGTTTTACCGTTGATAAACTCAGTGGTGATGGTCATATCAGTCGCTGTATTTAGCTTATCAATTGGAAAGTTTGGCGTCACAATAAATGTGCCTTTAACGCTTGGCGTAATGGCCATTTCTTTTAAACCAGCAACGCCACTTTGCCCCATTACAGGCTCGCGTGTCGTATCAAACATAGTGGCTTCAATGCCGCTATCACTTTTAATTTCAAGTTGGTCACCGTCTACTTTGCAATAGCAAGTACCAGCTACTTTTGGAGCTGTAGCCATATTGATTCCTTTCAAATTTTGAAACAAAAAAAGCCCCAATCAAGGGGCTTTAACGATTGATACTGCTAATTAATACTGAAGTCTGAATTGCGCTAATACTGCAAAAATGCGTAATTGATTAACCAAATCAGGCGGATAAAGTACATCTAAACGATTTGGATCAGTCGCATTGCGCTCAACAATCAAGTTAGCTGCAAAGGCTTTGCGATTTTCTACAATGCCTAATTCTTCAAGTGCTGCATATTCACCCATGATTTCACCGCGTACTACGCTTGGTGTAACAATTGCTTGGCCAGCACCAAAACGGGTACCGTCATTTGCTAATTTATGGCGTGGATATTTTTGCGTGACGATGTAACGTAAACGGCGCAAAACATAACTTAGCGTATGCATCGTTTCAGAATCTAAATAGCTAGGATCAGTTTGGTTAAATGCATTTTTTTGGTAAGTGGTAATCGCACGCTCAATACGCACTGCACCTGCGCCAACATAGCTAGTTGCAATACCGCTATTCAATAATGTGCCACGCTCGGTGCCGATAAATCGATTTTGTGAAGGTGCTGGAAGGATACCTACCAACTCACCCGTTTGCGTTGGGCGTGCTGGATCTGCTGCAATGAATACGGCGTTACGTGCGCCGTAAGCAGCTACGTATTCCCATACTGGATTGGGTACCGCAACTTCAAAGCCTGCTACCGTCGCATGTTGATCATTACGTGCCACACCTAACGCTTGTAGGTTTGAGAATGTGTCAGACTTGGCAGAATATACATGGCCATAAATTTGGCGGTTGTAAGCCCAGCGGCCTGTCGTATCATTCATCAATGTTTTGAAGGCATCTAATGAGGTGCTATCAGTGTATGGATGAATGATGAAGTCGTATTGTTCATCACCTAACGCCGCTAAAGCTGTCGTTAATACACTCACGCCAGTGCCAGCAACCGTTTGAGCAAAAGCTACTGTTAAGCCCGCCGGTGTTTTTTCACCGCCAGCTAAGCCACGGAAGTTAACTTGAAGTTTAATATCGCTAGAGATTAAACCTTTATGCTTAGCGGTACAGGTTACGACACCGGCAGCAGCTGAAGCGGTCACTGGTAATGTAGAGTCAGCAGTAATCGCAGCCGCAATCGCAGCAGCCACCACAGTAGCGGTATCACCACTTAACACCGTGATTTGTGTTTTTTGCGCGCCGATATATAACGCTAAAGTACCGGCCTCTGTCGATGGCCCTGTCACAGTAATAGTGTTGACTGAAGCTACACCAGCACCTAAGTCATCAAGTAACAGCATCCATACTTCACCAGTGGCATCATTCGCACGGTAAATCTCATGCATTTTTGCAGCAATAGAGCCAACACCAGCCAATGTTTTAGCCTGATCAGTTTTAGAAACTAAGGTGGGCACATTAGGTGTCCCAATACCAGCTGCAAGCTTTTGGCCGATAATCAATGTACGCAAGTTTTGGCTAAAATAGCCCGCTTGCGAGTTATCTACCTCAGCATAAAATAACGGCACACGCTGATTTGCTGGCATGTTATTAAACGAAACGGTCATTTTTAGCCCTCCTATAGGCATAAAAAAACCCGCACTGAGCGGGTTTAGTTTTTTTTACAAAGTTAGGTGTTAGAAAATTACTCTTTTGCGGTTTTCTTTGTTTCAGTCACAATTTCAACATCACCATCATTAATACGGCGCTGCCAGTAAATATCGTTATCATCTACAGTACCGCCTTCAGCGGGCAAGTAACCGCCGCGCACTGGATCTGGAATTTGTTTGTCATTCTTTGGTTTAATAAACATGATCTACCCTTAATTAAGTTATTGTGGAATTGAAATATCAAGTACCGCTTCTTTTTTACCATCAGGCCCTGTTGCACCCACGTTAGGATCATGCGGGTCGATGGCATCAACATCGATGTGTAGTTTGGTGAATGCTGGCAACGCTGCAAGGGTTTGACCTTGCCATGTATCGCTAATATCTATCTCAGTCACTGCGCTAAATTCAAACTGATAAAATAAACGCGCTCTATCCATACGCAATAAATGCCCGCCAATATATGAAATATGCCCATGTGCAGAATCTGGCTCCCAACCTAGTAATGCAGCCCACAACTCAGCGCGCAATGCTTTAATGCTATAAATTGCGGTTTGGCCGCGTTCGTCTGGTGTGTTATCAATTGCAACGACTACTGCAATAATGTCGGTAATTTCTTGCAAATAGCCACTGTCAGATTTGTTTGGCTGGGCATCATCATCCATTGGAATTACAAAGGCTGCAGGTGTCGGTAATACTGACTTTTCAGGCAATGAAGTAAACTCAGCAGCCCCAGCAACACGATTGCCAAATGATGAGCAACGTGACTTCAACGCAGCAATAACTAAGGTAATATCCATATTATTTTCTAGGAATCAGTGAGTTTTCTAAGGTATTTAATAATACTTTTCTAGCATTAGGGCTGCGTGTTTCAAGCGCATCCACCATAAAGTTACCACGTGGCGCTAAGTTGTTAGTTTTAGATCCGTAAAATAAAAATGCAGGGTAAAAATCATCACCCATTTCAGCAGTTTTCATAGGCATAATTTTCACTAGAAAACCTGATTTTGATACTTTGTACTTGATGCTGCGCTGTAATCTTCCAGTTTGTTTACCAGGGTATTCACCAGCGCTTGAAATTGCACGGCGAGAAAGTAAACGCTTTGCTTCTTTTCTCACATCACGGCCAAGTACGCCCATGGTTTTGCGTACTTTTTTCTTATCAAAATCTAGGCGGCTAAAACCATCTATCGTTACGTTAGTTTCAAATAAACCACCAAGCTTTGACATTTAAGCAATATCTCCAAGCAACTCAACTTCTAGCATCACCCAAATACGTTGACCATTTAAATTACTAGCACGGCGAACCCTATAACGCTGATTGTCGTACTCCACCACATGCTCAGCAGTGATTTTTCTATCGTTAATAGCATCGGTATAGTGAGTAATAATGCGGTGTGTCACATCTTCACCAACTTGTTTAGTGCCAAAATATATAGCGTTGCCAACTGGGTCTATTGATGCCCAGGCATCAACTGGCTCATCAAATGTTTGAGTGATCCCGCCACTCATCGCTGCAGCATCGTGCCATTTCTTTACAGTGACTAAATAAATTAGATCACCGGTATTAGGTTCATTGATCATGATGGCATATACATTACGCGGAACGGATCGAGCAGACTGTCAATGTAAGGTAAACGCTCTAATTTACCTTGCACGATGGCAGTTTCGCCACGATTTTTATATAAACTATCCAAGCGTAGCTTCATCCAGCTTTTAATGGTTTCATCAACTTCAGCTGGCGTGGCAACACCCACAATATAATCAATTTCAATCGCGGCAATTTGCGGCAATGAAACAGGCCATATTTTGCCGAATTTAGGCGATAAGCGCCCTGGTATACTGTTTTTATCCACGGTATATTCTGTGACTGCAAGCGTTTGTTGCACGCCAGCCATGTCTAAATATTTAACCGAAGTAACGGATGACACTGGACCTTTTGGCAAATCAATAATCGGCTCAAAACAATCTAACGTCAGGCGCAAAGTTTGTTGCATTAGCGATATCTGCAATTCAGTTTCTGCAAATTTACGCACAGCACTAATCGCACTGTTGATCCAGGCATCTTCCGCAACGTTAGACGCTACCAAACGCAAATGAAGTTTAGCTTCAGCCAGTGTTAAAGGCTCTAACACTGGTTTTACTGTAACAATAAGAGACATCGTTATTCAGCAAGTGCCACGGTAGCTGCTTCAATATGAGGAACTTTGTCCTCATCTGCTAACGCTTCAAAAGCCTCAGCATTTAAACCACTTAACTCTATGGCTTTTGCCTTAATTGCTACCGCTAAAGCTTCATCTGCTTGATTTTTAGCCAGTTCAGCTGCAGCCTTATCATCCGCTGCTTGTTTTTCAGCAGCTTCTTTTTCTGCTTTAGTCTGCGTTTTTTCTTTCACATACTCAGCGATTCCGCCTTTCACATGACGCGCAGAATTATCATCTTCAGGATATTCCTCACCTTTAGCGTATTGAACGGCACCAGAATTGTAAAAGCTCTCGATATAAATTACTTTTTTAGCCATCGTATTCTCCAAATAAAAGCCTGTTTTGCAGGCTTTTATTGACTAGATTAATTGAAAATCAAATTAAGCAACAATTTGAACTACAGATGCCGCACCTAAGTTAATCGCTGGGTTAGCATTTGCATTTTTGATTGGTTCAAACAATGGTGTACCGCCGAAGAAGTAGGCGCCAACCAAGCTTGCAGCCACACCAACCGTTAAGCTTAAGCGTACAAAGCCAAAGCCATTATTGGTATCTAGTTCTTGCGGGCGTAAGTTGATCATGGCTTGTTTATTATCACCAGAGGCTTTTACAATTTGTGCAATAGCCTTACCTGTCACATCTTTTACACCAGTACCACTGATATCAGTCGCTTGCTGAATTTTTGCGTCAACTGTGGCAGAGGCGCCAAGCACACCAGTTGAGATAAGCGCTAAGAAATTATGGAAGTTATAAACAGAAACCCAAGGTGTAGTAATAGTACCTGCAGCTTGTGAAACTGGATCGATAGAGGCTTGAAGTGCTAAGCCCTCTGAAATTTGACGGTTAATCATGTTAGATTCCTTTATTCAAATCTGCCCACTACAAAGAGTGGGCAGGTGTTTCAATCATTAAAACTCAGCTAGGATTAACGTGCGCCTAATTGAACGAATGGTGAAAGGTTTTTAGAGCCATTCGCCGGCGCGATTGGGTTAACAATTTTTGAGCCACCATCAACACGGAATGTCGTGCGGAATGCGGTTGCATCAGCATCAAAATACAAGTGCATTGAAGTTGCAGTTTCAATACCTTGTGCTTTGGTGATGGTGCGGTAGTAGCTCATGTCAGCCAGCATAATGTCGCCTTGAGCACTGAATGATTTAGCGTGTTGGCTAATCATAATTGGGCGGCCTAATAGTGTGCCGTATGGGTTTACTTGAATACCACCAACCGTTGCGCCAGTCGCTGGCATATAGATTGGATAGTTACCTAACGTTAAGGTAAACAATGCAGGCAATACATCGTTATTGATGATCCATACTGAGCGTGGGTATGAGCCTGCTGGCAAACGTGCAATCATGTTGGCAAGATTGAGTGCTTGTAGCGTCAACGTTGCTTGGCCAGACTCTTTTGCTACTGTCACCATTGCATTACTGTTAGCAAAACCTGCTGGTGTACCATTACCTAAACCAAAAATAATAGCTTCGTTTGTTTTCCAGCGAATTGAGTCTGCAATTTTTGAAGGTACATAGCTATTTAATGCGCTGGTATCTTGCAACAACTCATCAGTCAGCGGAACAAGTGCAAGCAATTTTGAAAGACGCAAAGTGCTTGTACTTAGCGATGGTTTCGTTTGGTTAGCTACTGTCGCTTCATTTTGCCAATAAGCACGAATACCATCAGTACCCCAAGGCGTTGTTTCATCCTTTGGGAACACCATACTATTACCACCGATGTTGATATTATCGGTCATTGGTAGCAATGAATCTTCGCCTAGAGAGTGCGTAAAGATTGTGCTACTAAATTCTGGCGGAACGGCATAACCACCATCACCACCAATATTTTCTGAGCCGAACGTTGTCGGTGCTGCAGCATCAAAGCCACCAATCAACAATCGCTCATCAACTACACCATTGCGGCGACCTGCCGTAATCACGGTAGATAAAAACTCACCTGCATGGATAAAACCACGGCGAGGATCGTTTTCAATATTAGAAGTAATGCGAGCACCTTCGGCAAAGTGAGTTGGCACAATAATGCCAGAGGCCGCTTCAGCTTGCGCTAAAAACTCTTCAGCAGTGATTGATTTAGCAACTGCATCAATTTGGGCTTTCATACCATCAAATTGTGTTTGCTCTTCATCGGTAAAATCACGATTTTGAGCTGTAATTGCATCGTTAAATGTACGTGCGCTAGCCACCAAAGCAGCTTTGCGCGCTAATAATTCGCGTAATTTTTTGTTCATTTGAAACTCCAATAAATAACAGGCATAAAAAACCCGCATTAGGCGGGTATTGGTGGGTTTGCTGCCCTATTGCAACTCAATGGAGTTTAGATAACGGCGGCACTGAAACTCAATGGAGATTCAGGTAATAATTTTTTTGAGTAAAGCTGTTAACTACTTAATAAAAGTAAATCTCTTTCAGCTGCAGCACGACGTGGCGAACTGCTTACTGCGTTAGGACGTTGTGATTGCATTTTTTTAATCACCTGGTCAAAGGTTGCAACACCGTCTACCATTTGCTGAGCAACGGCATCGTCAGCACCTAGCACGCGGCCTTGGCCCATGCCATCACGGACTTGCGAAGCATTCACACCGCGACCACGTGCGATCCCTTTTACAAAAGCACCGTAATAACTATCGACACGGCCTTGCAAATATTGCTGAGCTTCTTCATCTAAAGCTTGAAATGGGTTAGCTTCAGTTTTGTATTTACCTGCAGAGATCATAGTGGTTTTAATGCCCGCCTCTTGCATGGCGGCTGATTTGTCCTGATGCGCCATGAAAACGCCAATGCTGCCAACTTCACCACCTGGGCTTACATAGAACTCAGATGCTGAGCAGCCGATCCAGTAAGCAGCTGAGGCAGCCAAACTATTGGCAACAGCCACAATCGGTTTAATGCTGCGTGATTGATAAATCTCATTAGCTAATTCAGTCGTGCCGTAAACAGATCCACCAGGTGAGTCGATGTCGATTAAGATACTGCCAACGGTTTCATCAGCGAGCGCTGCGCGTAACATTTGTGTAAACATTTGAGTAGATGTACCGCCCGCGCCGCTAATGTCATCTGCCATATTACCGCGCTGTGTGATGGCGCCATAAAGTGGCAGCACTGCAATCGAGCCACCACCGGCACGCATATTGGTTTCTTTTTTTACCATGCGACCTTGTTGCGCGGCCTCAATGTTGGCCATCACTTCATCGCTTGCTGCAGCGCCTGATTGCCAGCGCCAAAGCATGGATGAAAATGCCTCTAAATGTTCGGGCATCATGGCCCATGGCGTTGATAAAAATTGTGCGATTAGTAATTGGCGCTTCATAGCGTGCCTTTCAGTGCAAGACGTTCTAGTTTTGTTTGCGTGTTAGCGGTAAAAATAACTTCATCAAAGAGCTCAGCACTAAAGTCAGTAATCTGCGATTGGCAATACTGCTGCGCAACATTCAACTCAATATTCAGCACTGAAGCTACAAACTGTGCATGCTTCACGTACATATCAGGCAATGTGCTGGTATTGGCTTTAATCAACTCAAGTTCTTTGCGTGTAATGCGTTCAGCAGCTGCACTTGCAAGCATTTGTGAGCGATTTTCTAGACTTTCTGCATCTTTTTTAACAGAGTCAGCAACCATACTTGCAAGTATTTGTGAGCGCTCTAATCGAATTTTTGTATCACTTTTAACAGGCTCAGCAGACATTAAACTTTCGTCAGCATCGGGTTCTTGACCTGCTTCAACCATGTTTAATGGTTGTAAAGGCTTATCTAAACCCTCTTTTGGGTCGTAATTTTCAGCAATACGCGCTTCATTTCTGGTTAGCCAACCGTCTAAAATACCATTATGATAATAAGTAGCGCGGGCGGTTGAGTCGCCACGCATTAAATGTGTTAAATCAAACTCGGTTTTTATACCTTCGTCTTCAAAAAGTAGATCAGCTTCGATAGAAGCTTCCAAGCGCACGCACATAGGCTGCAGACAATCTTGCACGAACTCCAAGGCTTGCTGCTCGATGTTTGAAAAGCTGGCTTTTTCTAAATCACCCACTTTATGTGGTGGCACACCAAACCAACGTGCGATTTCTGTAACGTTATGTTTTTTAGTTTCTAAAAATTGTGCATCTTCATTAGAAAGCGTGACTTCATGGAATTTCATGCCCTGCTCTAGCACCATGGTTTTACCGCGATTGATACCGCCTTGTGCTTTTTGCAATGATTCTCTGAATTTCTTTTGCTCGGTATCGTCTTTAAACTTACCAGGCACTTCAATCCAACCGCCGGATGGCTTAGCATCATTTGCCCAAAAGCGTGTGCCAAAATCTTGGGCACTGATTGCACCAGACAAGCTGCTACGCGCCAAAGCAATGGTGCTTAAACCCATAAGACCATCTGTAGACAAGCCACGCAGATGCCATACTTCACCGCGACTCAGTATAATTTCAGTGCCATTACGATCACGATAGCGATATCGATGACTGCCATTGTCTAGCAATTCCATTTTCACGCTATCAGGATGCATCGGCATCAACGCCGTAATTTCACCACGAGCATTTGAAATGATTTGGTTATAGCAATTTCCACGCAATTCAATGTGCGCATTCATCATTTGGCGCCATTCAAAGCGATTTTGAAATGGGTTAGGCCGAATGCTAAATAGCTTATACAACGGATGATTCGTAATACGTTGTTTGCTGCCATCACTACGCTCTTTGTATAAAACAAAGGGCAGCATGGCTTGGCTGGTGCTTTTTAAATCGACACAACGATACACAGTTGACAATTGCAACGCGCTATCAGGCGTGACACGCACCGTGCCATTTACCAGGTTACTGATCGGATTAAACCAAAAGTCACCTGAAGGTGACTTATCAACCCCAGATGAAGCGGCTATTTTAGATAAGAACATTAGTTTTCCGCCTTATCTGTTACTGCCGGTGATTCAATAATCCCAGCAATTTTAATGCCTAGCAGCGTTAAAAATATCATAGAAAGCCCGCCAACAATTAAGCCCCAACCGATGCTGAGTATCATGCTGCCAGCCACCAACATAAGCCAGCCAGTAATGATGCAGTAGTTGAAAATTTTAATGTTCATATCACCATGATTTCGTAATTATCAATCACGTTAGCGCTTTTCTCACCTAACATCGCGCGTCCGTGTGCCACAATTAAAGCGATTGCAGCGTCAATTTTCTTTTCAGTGCTGTTCTTACGTGGAAACCAGTTGTCATTCCGATCCGGTACTACTTCAACGTTACTCATCATCCAAATAAATGCTGGGTTACCATCATGATGAAAGCGACCATCATCAATAAGGGCTGCAATATCCTTCATTGGCTCGCTTAAATACTTCACGTTCATTGGTACATCAATCACGGTATAGCCTAACTCTTGCAAGTTGGGCGCCATTTCACGTGCGCCCCAGGCATCCATTGCGATCTCTTCAACCTGTACTTTTTCAGAAACCTCTAGCGTGTCTTCTTCAATATGAGAAAGTGAAATCATATTGCCTGGTGTTTGAGTCAAATGACCTTCAATCACCCAGCCGCGATAATGTGCATTTTCTGGCTTTTCTACAGCGGCTTCAGGTAAGTAATTTTTAGTGAAGACGTAATAGTGTTTTTTACCGTTAATTTCACGGATAAATTCAAATACAGTTGAAGCGATATCTACTTTTGAAGCCAAGTCATTGCCGATATAGCAGGACTCACCCCTAAAATCTTCTAGCTGCAATGTTGGATCACCACAGTTTTGTAAATTCTCTAAGTTAAATGCCGGTGATGCACTGGCTACCCAAATATTTAAGTGCTTTGTTTTGTAAATTGCTTGCTTACGCGGATCTGCTAAAGCATCTTGCAGCTGCGCAAGTAAGAATTCTGCACTGACCGAGATATCAAAGTTTGGATTTGCCTTGCGTAGTGCCTCTTCACTGGTCCAATCATCTTCAGCATCCATCGTGTAGATGATGCCGAAGCGTCTATCATTCTCAATTACGCCTGATAGAATATTTTGTAGCTGTATTTGGTGCTGATAACATGGGCCGCTGATATTGACACCAGCGGTTGTAATGACTAAAAGTATTGGTTGCGACCTCGCGCCCATACCCGTGTTGCCTGTTTCATACATGGCATTTGTTGTATGCTCGTGATACTCATCAACGATCCAACACGAAGGCGAAGCACCATCACCAGGATTACCAATGACCGGTTCAAATCGACTATTTGTATCAACCACAGCCAAGTTTGATTTATTCGGTACCACTCCATAATAAGACCTGAATTCTGGCGTACCCACTGCCATTAATCGTGCTGGAATAAAAACCTCTAGCGCTTGATCCTTACTGGTGGCGCCGCTATATACTTCAGCACCAAATTCACCGTCAGCCGTTAGCATGTATAGGCCAATAATGGCAGCTATAGTGGACTTTGCATTCTTGCGCGGCACAAATAAGTCGATCGCAATGAAGCGACGCTTGCCAGTTGACTTCTTAATCCAGCCAAAGCTCACCGCTAGAATGAAAACTTGCCACGGTTCAAGCTTAATCAGTTGTCTACGCGACGCCCAATCACCTTTAATGTGTGGCATTTTCTCGCCAAACGCACATATTCTTTGCGCTGGATAGTATTGCTTGCCCTTAATATCTGTTAATTCAGGGTTAAAAGTGTATGGATAATTATCATCTTGAGACTTTTCCAAGTCTGTAAGATGCCGTTTACAGGCTAAACGTACCCATTTACAAGCGAGAATATTGCTATTAACGACATCTTGCGCATATTGCGTTGCAATAGCGGCGAAGTCTTTAATCATATATTGGCAAATGTATCAGTCTTAGGTGCATCATCATCATCGAACAATGCTTGTTGTAAAAGGTTACTTGGTGTTACGCGGCTGCGCGCACTAGGCGACATGCCAAAGTTACTTAGAAATTTATCTACGTTATGACGGGCTTTATTCGCTATCACCCAGTAAGGCGAGTAAATAATATTGCCGTTAGTCGTCATTTCAGTCATACCGTCACCGCCAACGTATTCTTGGCCAGCTGCTTCAGCTGCTAAAATTTTTACAGCAGCGCGCTCCATGTTACGTTTGAGCATTTTTTCTGCATATACCAACTCAGCCCAGCTTTGCACATACAAACTAAGCGCTGCGCGGTCTAATTTGGAGATCAAGCCATAGCGTTTTAATTCTTCACCAATACGTTTCCACTCTTTTTTGGCTTCCGGCAGCAAATGCGCAGGGCAACCAGGCAATTCAATCTCAGGCTGCAAAGTATCCATCAGTTGATGCAATGGCTTTTTGCTAGGATTGCCGTAAAGTTGGTGAACGTTAGATGGTGTTGGTTTTGGTCCTGGCTTCATAATTATTTACCCCACGTGGGGAAGCTTTAAACTTCATTCACGTTATGGCTCAATGCATCAGGTAGCAGAAATGCAAAAGGCCACAATGAGTTTCCTCACTATGGCCTTTCACATATGCAACCCTTCAAAGAGCATCAGCTCTGGGTTGTATTCTTTCAATAATGGGAGTGCTAAACACCCCCCCCTATGATCTAATTCCCGCACAAAAAAATCTGATTAAGCATACGGTCTAGAGGCTAAAAGCTGTAGAGATTTACTACCCCCTACCCTATGCCTCGAAAGCCACCATCTTCTGTTGCAGTCTTTCGGTCGTGACATTCTTTAGCCATCGATTGCCAGTTGTTGCGATCCCAAAACAGCACCATGTCACCACGATGCGGAATGATGTGATCAACAACAGTTGCAGCCTTCAATTGCTTCACGCCTTCTAAGCAATCTTTACACTGACACAACGGATGTGCTCTAAGAAAACCTTTGCTTGTCTGTTGCCAGCGATAACCATAACCACGTTGAGTGGATGATTCACGCTTAACTTCAATTTGCTTTTGTACTACTCGCTTATGCTCACCGCAATATGCACCAGATGTAGTTAGCGCCCGACAACCCATTTGTTTACAAGGTTTAGGTGCTGCTGTTGGCATATGATTTGGGCAACAAAAAACCCGCTAATCAAATGATTGCGGGTTATATAGTTTCATTTATAAAAACAATAACAGAATCTTATTATAAATCGGCAGAAGGTGTCAATCTTTTTTAATAAGTATTTTTATCTATTATGCAGACGTCTGTACTCTTTTACTTTTCTTAATTCATTCAACTTAATTAATATTAGCTCAAAGGATTTAATTAACCGAGCATCATAAGTTCTGATTGAACATCCACATCGCTCAGCTTTCTGCTGCTTAGTACCAGTCTGAGTATAGTGTTTAATAATGACATCTTTGTAATCAATCTCTAGCTGACATACCGCATCATCAACTTCATAACATTGTGAATCAATCTCTGATATCCATGAACCACCACCAGGTATAGTAAGAAAAGCTGATTTACTTGGATATCCACTCCCACCATCAGTGCGTCTAATTCTCCATTCAGACCATGTAGACAATAAGCTTTTGATATATTCATGTGTCATCATTAAGCCTTCAACTCAAAATACTTACACTTACTACCAATACGCGGCACATTCTTGTTGTCTAACTTTCTAGCGTCAGTACACACCACCTTGCCCAACAAGTGCGTATGTGATTCACAAGCTAGGCAACCTAATTCCTTCAGCTGCTGACGCTCACATACTTCAGCTGGATCACGGTATAAACTCACAGGCAATGCATAACTATTTTCTAGCGGCATTTTTAACCTTTCCATTTGCACTCTCAAAAGCTTTATCACCAAGACGTTTCAATTCAAAGAATCTATCTGGACCAATCCACATTGGATAATCATTATCAGATCTGTAATTCTTAGGCTTAATCTCTTTGTCGCCTT